AAACAACTTGAACACCACCAAATGGTTTGTTATTACTTCTAATTATACTCAATACCTCTGACGCTTTTTCAAACAAACTATCACTCATCATTGATATTTCATCTACTACTAATACATCCAAATGTTGCAATTTCTTAAACATGCTCTTATTGTAAAATGCTAGTTTCCCAACAATTTCTTCTGCAGATTTCTTTTGGTCTATCCCTAATCCAAGAGCAGAATGTAATGTCCGTCCTCCTATCAAAACAGCGGCACAACCTGTCAGTGCCGTAAGTGCATATGTTTTTTTGTTTGCTATTAACCACTTCTTAATTTCATATATCACAAAACTCTTTCCAGTTCCTGCTTGACCTGTCAAAAATATACTCTCACCATTCTTAACCGCATCAAACGCAATTTGTTGTTCTGTATTCATTTTTTGTGGTTCAAATACAATGTAATTTCATTACCATTCTTTAAATATTTAAACTTTAATCAAATTTTCATAGTAATATACAATATGGACATTCTTCCCATCAACATTCAATGCAATATTATAAAAACATGCAATCTTAACACCCTATTAGGAGATGAACTTCTAGACCAATTTATTATATACAATAAATTATTCCCAAAAATTAATATTTTCTCTGTATGTATTTATCATTCCCTTTTCAATACACTACAACTTTTACTAAAAAATATGACACCAGATGAAGTATTCAAAGACCATAATCACTTTAATAAACTGATTGAAATTATTGTCAAAAAAGGAAACTTGCATATCATCAAATTAATATTAAACCATTGTCATACATACATTTTCTCTTTAGGTTCTAAACTTACTGCAATTGGTTATAAATTATTTGAATACACATCATACTTACGGAAGCATGAACAAGTTAGGCATAAAAACAATATTTTAGAATTCTATAATTTATATATTCGTTTATATGCTAAGCATCATAAGTATGAACATATTCCATGGCATTATTTAGCAGAGTCACATATGCTTCTTAAAGATAAAACAACATGTATTAAATTATTAGAAGATAGATTTCTCGATGATTTCCTTATTCGATATCATCATATTTTACTACGTTTAAAAATACGTAAAGCACATACAAGATTATTCAAAAGTCTCGTTCGCCTTAAAATACCAATCCCTCGTGATATGATTGGACACAATCTTTCTATTTTGAAAAACAATAGAGAACTACTATTACATGTTCTTAACTTGATTGATGGTGAAATATATCACATCACATTCATTGATATATTTAAACATACTATATTACATAATGATTGGGAACTTATGCAAGTGATTGGAGACAAATCAAATGTTTTTCTTCTTGTAAGATCAATGGATTTAATTATTGGAAATGATAATCCAATTGTATGGAACTATATATCATTAAGATTACAAGGATATACTATTCAATTTTCTGATATTTACAAATGTAAGTATGGATGCAAAAATCCTAATGCTAAAAATATTGTTAAGTTTGTTAAAAGCAATATTGTAGATTTAAAATTTCATATTCAAGAAATACTTGAACTTGCTATAGATGCAAATGATAAATCATACTTCAATAACATCATTCAAACAAATCCTACACAAGTAAAACCTTTAGACTATCGTGTATTAAAAGTTTTTGCATATTCTATTCAATGTTATTGGGACGAATTGAATTTCTAATTTTAAATTAACTATTCTATTCCATATGATTCTTTCAGATAATGATAAAATTGTCATCATGCATATCCCTAAAACAGGTGGAAGCACCATAACAAATTATTTCAAAAAATATAATGATTGCAACTCTTACAACATCTTATGGGGAAATAGAAAAGGCATTGACCATGCTCATCTCTCCGTTTCTGAAATTGAACAAACTTGTATAAAAAATAGAAAGCTTACAGATTATAAATGGTTTGCTTTTGTAAGAAATCCATATGATAGAATATATTCTGCTTACATATTTTTAAAATTAAATCCACAATTTCCTTATACATCATATGAGCAATTCCTTATTTCATTGAAAGACAACCCTAATCAATACATACATTCAAGACCTCTCATTACTTTTATGAATTATGAACAAATTTCTAAGTATAGTATCACAATTTTACGCTTAGAACATTTTCAATCTCATTTTTCATATTTAATATCTTTGTTCCATCTTCCTAAAACTTGGAAAAATTTCAATATTTCTTCTCCAGATTTATCAAAACGGTTTAGATATGAAAACATATATCTTAATAATCCATCTTGTGTCCAATTGATTGATGATATATACTCTGATGATTTCTTATTATTTAGATATCCTAAATATAATCTTCATCAAAAAAAGTTTGAAGATTTTCCAAAAATTTGAATTCATTTTTTGTTTCCACATACAAATATCTTTCACAATGGAAGCAATAACAACACAAGACTTTCCATCATCTGAAAAATAGACATTTTTTTATTTTTATTTGGTATTAGTATAGATATGGTTAAAGGCAAAGGTTTATTATTTGGACTCAATTACCAACATTGTTCTTCTGGAAAACTTAATGGTTGTATTAATGATGTAATTAATATTGCCGATTTTTTACATAATACCTATGGGTTTCCTGTAGACATGTATACTGACGATGTGAATCTTGACGAAACATCATGTAATGGAATTATACAAAAATTATACGAACTTGCTTTAGAAACATATAGAGATGATTTAGAATTTGTTTGGATACATTACAGTGGTCATGGTTCATACATAAAAGATAAAAATAATGATGAACAAGATGGTAATGATGAATGTTTAGTTCCAAGTGATTACCATATAAATGGTATGATACCTGATGATTTTATATGCAAATTGTTTTCATACTTTAATCCAAAAACACGTGTGGTTTTTGTCTTTGATTGTTGTCATTCAGGCACTATTGGCGATGTTAAATATTCGTGGGAAAGTATTGAACGAGCATTTGTAGAAAATATCCAATGTTTTATTCCTGCCAAAATCATTACATTGTCTGGTTGTTTAGACACCCAAACATCAGCTGATTCATACAACGTTTTAGGTGATAACAAATATGTTGGTGCACTGACTGCTTGTCTTCTCTCAATTCTAAAAGACAATCCAGACATTAAAAATAATGTGTTTGACTTATTGTCTAAATTACGTCTTCTTTTACAAGAAAAAGAATTCTCTCAAATTCCAAAATTATGTTCTACTTACAACTTATCTTGCGATACAGTTTTCATTCCTTAATCATTATTTTCACAATGACTGATTTATTGTATCAATTGATGATTTCATAGATGATAGTAGTACACTTAATTTTGCCATTTCATTTTTGATTAACTGCAAACTATAAGTTGAAGGAGGTGTAGGTATTGGTATTGGTGTAGGAGTTGGTGTTGGTGTAGGAGTTGGTATTGGTGTAGGTGTAGGAGTTGGTGTTGGTGTTGGTGTAGGAGTTGGTGTTGGTATTGGTGTAGGTGTAGGAGTTGGTGTTGGTGTTGGTGTAGGAGTTGGTGTTGGTGTTGGTGTAGGAGTTGGTGTTGGTGTAGGAGTTGGTGTAGGAGTTGGTGTAGGAGTTGGTAGTGGTATTGGTGTATTTTCATTTAGCATATTCTTTAACAATGTAGTGTAAAATGTCTCCACATTTGTTGATAACTCAGAAGTTTCAGGTTCAACTACACCCCATTCAGGACCCAACCTTTCACTTACTCCATACAACTCCTCTTTAATAAGTTTACTATCAAATTCAGATGGTTCCTTCTTCTCAAACCCAGATGATGGTGCTTTTCCTAATTGTGAAGCATATATTACATTAGATGAGTAAGATAATCCAGAACCATATAAAACTGATGAATCTGTACTAAATACTGGAGAATTATCACTTTGATATATAATGTTACCTGTGACTTTGGTAGTCAATGGTGTAAGAGTACAATCTGATTTTACTTTTACACCAAGAGCAAATCCACTCGAACAATTCATCATAATGTTATTTTCAATTGTAGTGTTTTTAACTTGATAATATCCATTTATTGCTGTATTTGGAACACCATTATTTACACTAATACCTACACGTGTTGTTCCATTTCCATTTACGTTTTTTATTAAATTATTTTTTACTATATGATTCTCACCAGTTATTCTTATTCCACCTGAATTAACTTTTTTCTTTTGATCAAAGAAATTATGACTTACGTAACATTTATCACCATGACGCAATGTTAATGTTCCCTCAGAATTTAACATATTATTTCTATAATAAATATTCTCACCAGACTTATTGCTTATTACTTCTATTTCACCATTACAATTTTCAAAAACATTTTGCATTACTATAGATCTTGATGCTGATAAACTTGCTTCTGATGTTCCAATTCGAATACACTCAAGACCATTTGTCGCTCCTGTTGCACTACGATTTTTGAATATATTATGATCAATCATTGCATAATTCATATTACTATTTGCACGCCATACAGCAACCCAAACACCTATTTGATTCCAATCACGGAAAATACAATGATCTATCCTATTATTAACATTTTCAATTCTAAACATTTGTTCACACGCTGTAGCAGAATAAGAAACATCAAAACCCGTTATACGATTATTTGAACCTTGTAATATTACTGCACGACTTGTAACACCTCCATCTTTCATTACAAAATTCGCTAGAGTAACATAAGAACCTGTAATTGTAATTGTTGAAGCACCTGTTAGTATCACTTTCCCTGGATTTTGTGGTTTTATTGTTATTCGTTTCCCTACTTCTCCTTTGCATGAAAGTGTAAGTTTTATATTACTATAAGTTCCATCTTTTAATAATATTGTTTCCCCTGGTTTTGCAACTGCTGAAACTGTATTCAAATCTTTTAAATCTACAGACATTTGTTATAACTTATATGTAGATTAAATATTATCAGACTATAAAATCACGGTATGTCTATGCATGGCACATCTATTTAGAAATTTACAATTTGATAAATGAATGAAAAAATAATTAAAAAACCATAAATCGTAATTATATACTTGGTATAAATTGCCAATTTAATTCTTTACATATTTTAGCCCATACCTTATCTTGTTCGTGTAATTTTTCTCTACTTTTTAAAAGATTAAAATGTTCTAAATATTCATCTCGCTCTAATAATTGCATGAACTTATGTATAACATATGAATAACTTAAAAAATTCTTACGATTAGATGGTGCATGCTTTAAAAATGCCGGTTGTACTAATTTAAACATCATTCGAATACGTTCCTCCATCTCTGCATCCAAATGGGGAATAGCCAATCCTGTCAATTTTGCATGCAAGAAATTCAAATGCTCATAATACTTATTGAATTTTAATTTTTTCAATATTGCTCTAAGTTTTTTCGGCGTAAGTTCCGCCATATTTGAAATTTTTTGTTTTCTTATTTCTAACAATATAGCATCATACACTTCTGATGGTATATCTGTTGTTTCCTTTCCTTGTATTTGACTGATACCGTTCAGTCTTTTATGCTTTCACATAAAAACGGACTATACCTTATGCAGGGGAACCATGGGTCCTCCTACCCACAACCATCTAGTCTCTGAACCATTAATTTGGCTGCGGATTGTCCAATATTTGACATTTTTACCATTGGGAACGATTATTAATCGTGTTCCTCTCATTTTTATTAAAAATACGAGAGTGGTAGTCAAATCTCTAAGGAGATTCCCGCAATTTGGATGTGTCGCAATCTTAACATATAAGATTACTAGCAGAATGAATATCTGCTTTTATGAGCTCTCTCAAATATAATTGTAATTTGTTGTGTTATGTGATTAAACCATTTTTTATATTTTGGACATACTGAATTGCTTTCCTCAAGTTTGCACGATTTTGGTTCATACAAAACTCTTTCCGTTGGACAGGGTTATTTTGTTGGTCTGTAAGTCCTTCAACATAATAACCCCTTAGTAGTTTGCCGTCAAAAATTGGAAACACATGTTCTGGTAAATTGTTGAGAAGTTTGTGTTTCCGCATTTCGGTTGCTTCTTCATTGAGTTTTTGTGTCTTGGTATTCTCAAGTTGAGTTTGTATGTCCTTGTATTTCTCCTTGAGTTTTTCAAGATAAGCAACTGCATCATTGCAAGCAACTTTAGGATTAGTTTTATTAATGAAAGACTTGGTAATGTATTCTTTTGTCTCAACGCCAATTGGAAAAGAACCCAATGTGTACCCATAGATGATACCATTTTTTCTATTTGCATATATATATTTAGGCAAATTCTTGTCTTCTTCATGCTTTCTAACTTTTGTTCCTCTTCTATTTCCAAGTTGTCCTTGACTGATATTTTCTTTGGTTTTTTCAGTGTGTTTTCCTCTTTCTCTTTTTTCATCAGTTGTTTTAACACTTCTTTTCTTGGAAGTGCCACCAGTCGTAACATTATAACCATTTGGAGCAAGAGAATTGTATTGTTGGATGTATTGGCGTTCCAAATCGTCCATTTCAGTTAGAAGACAATCACACAGTTTATTAACTTCAAATCCATTTACCCCATGCTTTCTTATTGCTTGGTTAAGAAGGATACAATGGTCTTTCTTTCCATTTAATGCTTCTCTGATGTGTGATTTCCAGCGTCCTTGCGTTCCCCAACCATTATTGTTGAGTGAAACATATTTTTTGGCTTGTCCTACATAACACTTGTTATTTTCAATGTTTTTAACAAGGTAGATTTCTCCCTTGTTAATATCACGTTCCATTGTGTTGCTTTATTATTACAATTAATATTTGTTTAAGTCATTTTCATGGGTATAAACTTTCTAATTTTAAAACCTTCTTAAATAGTTTCAAAATATAATGTAAATACCGATAAAAACACAATTTTTATCGTAAACTCATTTAGGTGATTGATACGTTTATATGCGAAATATGTTATTTCACGTGGTGGGTCTCTGTATGATGGTCTATCATGATCTATTGTGATACTTTCTAACGAATGACATTCATTACAACATACTTGACCATCATTTAAAAGCAAACTTACATTTGATGAACCACAAAAACGACAAAAATCTTTCAAATCCGTTTCCAATGAACGCATGTAAGTTTCATCTGTTGCCGCCAAATATTTGTCAAGTAATGATGCTCTATCATCTTTCACTTCCTTCTTCTCTTCCTCTTCGTGATTATCATCTCGTTTAATAAAAAAATTCAATATACTTTTCTCCCCTACATCCAATTTGTTTATTTGCTCTTCATCTTGATTTCCTTTTTCTAATATATCATAATATTGAAACAATATAGACCCTGTATTTACATAATAATCTACTTCATCTATTTGTTCACTTAATTTATCAATTTCTCTCTCAATTTCATTTTGTTCATCAATTAATTTTATATATTCATTAAATTCATCATTATTAAGACCTACTGTCTTTTTTAATTGCATTAAATCTTCCAATCTAATATTCAGATTTTGTAATTTAACTTTCAAATTACCTTGTTTTGTTTCTAAATCTTGAAACGAATTTACTTTGTTTACATGTTGCACATCAAGTGTTTTTTTTGTTGGTTTTGCATTTGATTTCAAATTCTTTCTATTTTTTGGAATATTCATCAACAATCAACATATGTCTAAATTAAAGATTGACTTCTTAAATAGTATTGTTGTCCCTTTTCTCAATCGACTTAGGTTTCAAATTTCTTCAATTAACTTTATGTTTTATAATAATAGTTCTAATAAAAAAATTATATCTTCCTTATGACCATGTCATATGATACATATGGAGTTGCTCCACGTAGTGAAAATGACCCACAGTAAGATATGTCTCTTGGAAGAGTTAAGTCAAACATACTATCCCAACTCGCCTTGATAACTGTTTCTGATGCAGTTTCATACTCTTTTGCTTCATCTTCTGATCTTGCTAAATATGTCACTGCTTGGTTATTCATTATATTGTTTGCTACTGTTACATAGTCATTGTCATCAAACAATACAACATGTTTTGGATTTTTCTTTATTTCCAATACAATGTAATCTTTTCTCATTTCCATGCAAATGTCATCCAGATTCAAAAACATGAAAATGAAATCATTTTTTTCATCTGAAGTGTTAAATGCTTCATATGGAAGATGTATCTGCATTTGTGCAAGCATCCAGACACTCATCCTCTTCTCTTCGTCAATAAAATCGTCATAAACAGTTTTCAGATAACCGTTTTGCTTCAAGTATCCATATTCCTCTTTGCTCACAATGATATAATAAGTCTCCATTTTTTCTGTCGCCTTCTTACCTTTCTCTTTTAGGTGATTTTGTCCTTTTTCAATTTTTACTATTTTTTTATTATATTACATGCAAATTATACGATTATTTACACCCTTGAAGATTTGAAATACCTGTTTTGACAATTCATTTCTTAAGGTTTGGTCTTTTCATACCGTGTAAAATCTGATTGTGTAGAACCGATGTAGTCCTACTGATTTGACCTTAACAAATGTTCTGGTCTTTTCCTTTTTTCTATATGACTTTTCATTATTTCATAGATATTCAAGGAAGCATTTACATCCCTATTCCATATGCTATGACATGTTTGACACATGACAAGCCCATGGCGTTTTATGGTTTGTTCTTGTTTCCAAGGTCTTGGATTTTGACAATACCTAAAAGTCTCACATCTCCCATGACAATTGTGACAAGTGCAACTTGTTTTGTGTTCATCTACAAGATAAACATCATATCCATGTTTCCTTAACAAAGTGCGAAGTCCTTTACCTTTAACTGGTTCTTTGAATTTGCGATGTTGATGTTGTTCAAAATCTCCAATACCAGTAACTACTTCATTAGGTTTTCCAAACAACTTTTCAAGTCTGTTTATAAATTTTGCTTCACAACGCTTAATATTATTGTAAGCATTGAGTTTTAATTTTCTGTGAAGGTAACTTTCGTAAAAGTCTTCTGTAATATGATTGACAAAATTTTTGTGTTTTATATATTCCTTAAAGTTTTCAAAGTTCAATGTCTTCTTATTGTATTTTGACAACGATGCTTCCCATTCCTTGATACTTTTACCTTCAATCAAAGTTTCTTTTTTCAAAGCATCAGTAATTTTACTATATTTTTTTGATTTTGTCTCCTTTCGTCTTTGATTTTGGGTATAACGAAGTTTATCAAAACATTTCCCTTCAACATTACAGACACCAAACAATAAGTCACTTAGATTAGGGTCAAAAGCAACTATTTTCTTTTTTGATAATTCTTTAAGTTCTTTTGGTTTAACGTCACTAATGTAAGTTTCTTCTGTTTTAAACTTTGGTTGTCTCAAGTTGCGTTTGCCTTCTTTGTCTTTACGAATAAATAGCAACGACACACTAACACCATCTGTTTCAATCATTCCATTAAATGCATAGTTTTTCTTGTCTCTAAATATCTTGTCTTTAGTTTTGAAAAACCAAGACCAAATAATCTTTTTATATTTAACAAGGTTTCCATTCGTAAGATAGAACCTTTTATTACCTTCAACAACACCAAAGTAATTCAATATTGTAGTTGTGTCAATAGTTGTATGTTTCGGTATTATGTTGCTCCTTAAAGGACAAACATTATATATTGTTTTTTCTTTTGCTTCAATTACCTTCATCATGTAGAACATACAAGAATAGTAATCTTGTGGATTAACTTGAATGTCATAATATATAGAATCCTTTTCAAAAGAAGACTTTTGAGGAAGCACAAAACATTTATGTTCTTCAATCCATTTGTGATATTCTTGAGGCGACTTTAAAGTTTTTGTGATTGACAATAAGTCATTTTTTATGTTCCTTAATATTCTCAAAAATGCATACTTGTCTTTTGTGTTTTCAAATGTCTTATCGTTTTCAAAAGCAACATTAACATAGCGTTCAACATACTCAACATAATGTTGTTTGATGTTGTTTTCAATCATAGTAAGTATTGAAACAGCATTATAATCCAACACAGTATTCAAACCAGTATAATATAATGGTTTTGTATCAGCAAGAAGTGATTTATAATGACTTTCATAGAAATCTTTGAAATGCTGTCTTTGAACTTTGGTTTCTTGTGAAGGTGGTCTTCCTGTGTTGTCTTTGATTGTTGCTATTGTTTTCATAACATTAACAATGAAATCAGTATCCAAAACAGGCAACTTTTGAGACTTTTCATAGTAATCTATCAAGTATAATTTAATAAATTGATATGTATGAGTGACAATAAAATTGTTTGTAATAATAAGATTTTCAATAGTGTCCAAGGTTGTTTCTTTTTTGACAACATTTTTAAGTTTGGTTTTGTAAGTTTTATAATAGGGAAGTTTAGTAATATCCATTTTATATTACATCTTTTTATAGTATTTTAATAAAAAAATGAGTTGATGTTATATGATTTTCAATTTTTTAGAAATATAAGGCATTTTAAATCTTAAAGGATTTAAACACAACTGTAATGATATTACATAGATTGAGAGTACACTTATACGATGTTATCAATAATTAATAACACTCTCAAAAAAAGACCTTTCTTTATTTCTCTTTTATCAAATACAATTAAAGCTGGAGCAGCGGATTTAATAACACAAAAGTATATTGAACAAAAACATGAAATTGATAAAAAACGATTACTCACATTTAGTTTTTTTGGGTTTTCATATCTTGGTGGTTGGCAATACTTCTTATTCAATAAATTATTTGTTCGTTGTGAGACTTTAATGAAAATTAAAGGTTTTAGTAATTATACACAATCTATTGTATTAACAGGTATTGATATGGGTATTCATACACCATTCATGTACTTCCCTACTTTTTACGCTTTGAAAGGTTGGATTGAAAAAGAAAGTATTGACACAAGTATCCAAAATATGAAGATGAACTTGTATGATGATATTAAAACCATGTGGTCTCTTTGGATACCTGCACAATTTTGTAATTTTGTTTTGATGCCATTACATTTAAGAATGCCTTATATCACATCAGTGTCGTTTATTTGGACAATAATACTTAGTATGACTAGAGGTAATTAGTTTTATCACTCTGGTGTGTTGCTTATTACACCTGCAAAAATCATCATGTTACCAATAAACAAAGTTGGTTGCATGTTCTCATGAGATTGACCACCTCCTTCATATGATATTGTATGTTGATGGTTTCCATCTGTTGATATAGTATGTGCATGGACTCCTGCATTATCTATTACCAATGTACCTGTGTTTGCCAAATTTAACTCATTTCCATCATTATCCAGTCCTGATGGCGTAGACACACCATTTTTAAACGCCAAACCAACACTACCACCATTCGCATTATGTGTATGTGTATGGCTTCCATTTGTTGATGTATTTCCACCATGGTTATGGTTTCCTGCAGTAGAAGTTGAACCTCCATGGTTATGTGATGGCATTTCTCCTACTGAAAGTATATGCCTTTCCGCTCCAACTGCATCACCCAATTCTCTTGCACTCAAATTAACACCATTTCCTATACCACCCACTACTCTCCCTCGCAGATCTGGCAATTTGAAATTTGTTGATGTTGTATTTCCAAATGACGTTCCAACGACTTCAAATAAAGCCGGATATTCATCTCTTTCTAATGTCCTTCCATCACAAATTAACCAACCTAGATAATCATCTGTGCGTGCACTAAACTTGTAATCTCCTATTACCGCTTGTGAATAAAACATAGCAAGACTTAATAAATCTATTCTCGGTTTTATAGATTCAATTTCATGTGTGATACTTGTTAGATTATTATACGTTGCCATTTATCTTTTCAAAATATTTTTTTAACCAAACAACCACTTAAATGCAAATAATACTCTTCGTGCTAGCACTTTTTTATTTACATGTTAATATTTAAAGAGTTGTTCCTCTTTGAACAACATATGATAATGGATTTAAAAACCCTCAAAGATAATGCTCAATATTCTTTAGGTTATCCATGCACACTTTCTTATGATTATTCTGCAATGTCTCCGTTTAGCACTGTCACCATCAATAATGTAGGATGCCCCTACAGTTCTTCTACTTTCAAGGCAAATACTAAAGATATTGAAATGGAAGTTTTGGTTTGGTTCTCCTCCCTTTGGGGTATATCCTATGAAAATATTTGGGGATATATTACTAATGGCAGCACTGAAAGTAATCTTCAAGGTTTATATGTTGCCCGTGAAGTTGCATTTAACAGTTCAAAATATTCTAATCATGTTTTTTTGACTTCCGCAGATTCACATTATTCTCTTTTCAAAATTGCAAAAATGCTTATGCTAAATTTGGTAGTTGTTAAAACACAAAATAATGGTGAAATCGATTATAATGATTTTACTAATAAATTAATATTAAATTTGGACAAATTTATTATCATTAATGCTAATCTTGGAACTACTATGAAAGGAGCTATCGATGATACTCATGAATTATATAGAATTTTACAAACATATAATAAACATTATGATGATGAATTTTATATTCATTTAGATGCAGCATTGACTGGATTCTATTTGCCATTTATTGAACGTGATTTATTCTTCAAAGCACATGTTCACTCAATAAGCATTTCTGGGCACAAATTCCCCGGTATTCCTTTTCCATGTGGTGTCTTTATGATGGAAAAACGTTTTCTTTCATTTATCAGTAATAATATTGAATATATTGGATCTGTCGATGCGACTATAAGTGGAAGTCGTAATGGGCATTCTGCTTTGTATTTTAAACACATCATCGATATGAAAGGATTCAGTGGTTTCAAAAATGATGTTGAAAGATGTTTAGATATGGCACAATATCTTGAACAACGTATTCCTGAAGCTTGGCGTAATCAAAACTCTATTACCGTTGTTATTCCTCGTGCTTCTCCTGAAATAATTGATAAATGGCAACTTGCAACACAAGACAATTTATCTCATGTTATATGTATGCCTCACGTTACTAAAGACAAATTGGACTTATTCATACAAGAATATAATGCAATAAAAAATAATTAATGACACATTTTAGTGACATTACGAATAAAAAATAAGCCTCTGAAATGGTTTTATTTTCCATTTGCCTACGTATCCTTAATGTTGAAGGAAGTCAAGAGTGCACGTAGTTCTGCAATAAAATTTATTTGTGTTTGATGTTTTTATTCGCGCATATTTCATCAAACTCAATTATACATTCTTTTAATTGTTCTTCTGTATTACAATCACACATTTTCTTCATTACTTCTTCTAACAAATTACATTGGTTTATCCATTTTAATTTTTCTGATGTTGATATTTTATATTCATAAATGATTTCATCCATGTAATGTTTTTTTTGAACATCTACT